GCGTCTCTGCGCTGATGCGTTTTCCTACGATTGCCGCTGTCAACAACAAAGCCAGAATCCATCAAGGTCACGCGGCATGGCCTGTAAGAGTTTCCTTGCATACCTGCCGCTATTTGGCCTTCTTCATCAGTTAGGCCATTTGGGAACCGGGACAATTGCAACAATACATCCCGCGTCATTGGCCCAAACTTGGGCGCTATAGCTGCGGCTGCGGCTCTAGAGGTGTCGCTGTGTAATTGGTGAGGGGGTAGCATGCCGCTGCTTTTTCCGCGCTTTAAAGCAGCCTCAAGCAATGCAATGCAATCTTTTATGCTGTCAGCAACCCAAAGGTCGTAGGTGTGAATGGCTTTTAATTCAGCTAACACGCGCCCCATAGTGCGTTTGCTCATATAAATTCTTTCGTATTTTGTATTAAAAGGCGGGTACTCGCTGCACTGGTGCGCTCCATCAGGTATCCCCAACAGCCAGCATCCGCTTTCCCCTAAAAATTAAAATGGAATATCGTCAGGAAAGCCATCGTTTTGCGGGGCTTGGCGCGGTGTGCGCGGCGCTTTCTCATCAAATGGCTCATTGATGTATGCGTAGCCTTGCCACTCTAGCGGAATGACATCTAGCTTGAGCATTGGGCCGTGTTTTGTGTCAATGATTGCGCCAATTTTTTGGTAACGCTTTTTGACTTCGCCTTTGGCATTGGTGTATTCGCCAAGGACTGCGGTGACTTCTTTATGTGACATTTGTTGCTTTCAATGATTCGCCATGTTTCTTGATTGCGCTGCGTACCTTGCTGTCAAGCAAAGACCACAGGCCCGTTTTTTCCTCAACATCCGTCAGCCCGTTGTATTCCTCATACGCGCCAACAATGTCATCAGCCGCAAAGCGTTCTTTGACGGCCTCTGCAACATCAACAACTATTGACTGTCGCGCTGGATGTAGGCTGTCAAATGCGCCCATTGTTGGACTATTTATCATTGATTTTTTAGGCGGCGCTTTGCTGGCTGAGTTGCCGTCATCGTCTTCTGGCGCGAGGCCCATCGCTGCCAGCAAACTATAGCGGCGGCAATAAGTCAACGCGCTGCCAAAGCCCTGCGGGTCAAGTTTGATTGCTGGCATAAACAGTTCCCCAAGGAACAGCCGTCCACCACTGGTATGCAGCAAAACTGTTCTGACTGAAACTCCGTCAGAGTTTGGGATTGTTTCTTGTGTCAGCGCCAAACCTTCACTATTTAGCGCGTCAATCACGGCTTCAACGCAAGCTGACAAGTCAGCATATTTACTGCGAAAGTGCGGATTGGTCGCGCTTTTCAACGCCGGGCCAAACTTCATTTGCGCTCTTAAAAATGCTGAGTAAACAACGGCGTTTTCATTGCGTTCAATTTGTTCCATATATTCCTGTTTTCTTTGAACTGTTTCGTAAAATTCTTGATGGCTCAATCGGATTGCAGCCTGTCAAACGCTCTTAATGTTTGGTCAATTTCTACCTCCATAAATTTGATGTAGTAACACAACTCGCGGATATGCCCGTGAAGATAACCAACCTCATAGGAAAGTCGGCTGCGGTCATCAAGGTTTTGATTTACAGACGCGGCATAAGCCCGGTCAATGATAGTTTGTGCTTCGGTAATCAATTGGCGTACTCCGACAGTAAAAAAATAATGAGGGCAATTGTGATGGCAAAAGCAACAAGTCTCATAGAAATTCACCTGTTTTTAATTGGTGGTTCAATTGAAACTGCATCGCTTTTGCATCGTTGCGTTTGTTGTAGCCGTCATTGAGCTTGTCTTCTAGCATGGCAAGGTCAATGGCTATTGCAATCGCTTCTTCAGCGGTCAGCGTAAAAGCTGGAATAGCTGGAATAGTTGATTCGTTCATGGACGCCACACAAAAAGGTCAAACATCACAACCGCCAGCGCAACGGCATAGACCGCAAACAAAATCACATTGCGGCGCATGGCTTCAAAATCAGATTTGTAAATGTGTTTCATTAAAATTCCTCGCACATGTTGGGAAATTTATTAGTAGTTGTCAGCACATCAAGTGCGCGGTTAGCACCAGCAAGCGCATCATCAGCAGTGACAAACACTGCTGCGCTTTCAATGCTAGAAATTAAATAGCATGGTTCTAGGCGGTAGACATTAAAAACTGCTGACCACTTGTGATTGTGTTTGCACTGAATCGGCGCTCCAATTTGAGTAATTGTGTTCATACCACCTCTACGCGCATCATGGTCAAAGCCTGATTTGAACCACAAAGCATCACGCTGCTAGATTGCGGTTCTGGAGAATCAAGGCTTTTAATGTGATGAATAATTAACCAAGGTGTCAAAACTTTGGCTGCACTTTCGGCAAGTTGAATTTCTTTGATTGTGCCAATCAAATGACCAGCAGAGCTATGCCAAGTCACTACTGTTCCATTGGTAAATTTCATGTTGCTTCCTTTTTAATTGCGTTGCGCCTCATGGTGTGGCGTAGGTTTATTATAAGCCTACTTAACCCCGTGTCAAGGGTTAAACGGATTTATTTGTCTAGGTGCTTTCCCGTAGATTAGGCAAGCAACAAACTTTCCGCTTGCGTCTTGATTTTGTCGCCGCTGCCGAACCACGCATTGGTCATGCGGGTGTCTACATTGTGACCACGCTCATGGTCAATGTATTGGGTCATGGCGTTCAACAGACCCCAACGAGTGCCGCTTGCTCCAGCAAGTGCCGCGCCCATTCCGCGACCTTCAAACAAATCCATGACTTTTACATATCCGCGATGGGCTTTGGTCTGTCCTGTTTGCTCATTGACGCTTGTGGGAAAAAACTTCTGCAAAAAATTGTCAAGGTACGCTGGCGTCATAGATTGACGCGCCAGTTTGCGATAGCCATCCATCATGCCGTCAAACCCGCTGACCACTACACCAAGTCGGTCACGCATCAAACTAGCGTCAAAGTTGCAGCCATGTCGCAGGGCGACTCTTGATGGCGCTGATTCACTGTCAGCTGCGGACAGCGTATTGTTGCAAACTACTCGGATGCTTGTGAATTGCCCTACAGTGGCGCGTGAGCCGTCAAAACTGGTGGACAGTAGCAAGTACCCGCGCACAGCATCGTCACCTATCACGCATGCCTCACGATTTGTATTTGCCAGCGCCCAAATTCGTTTGCCGCCTTTAATCGCGCCAGCAACTTCAAGGCTAAAACCAGCGGACTTCACCAAAGTGTTAAAAAAGTCTAGGATTTCACCGGGCTGGTGGATGCGGTAGCGGTCACTGACCAACCCAAGAGGCGCATTGTTGTCATCGCGGTAGACCACAAATTTGTCATCAACTGTGCGAAGACTGTCAGGGTTCATGGTGGGCATGTACATCACAGTGGATGTTTTTGCCATCCAATCTAAGCCAGCTTCGTACTGCCAAACTTCAATTGGAGCTTCACGGCTTAATTCTTGCCCAAGTCCGTGCCAAGGTGTCTGGCCGACAAATGCTATGTCAGCGCGTCCGTTGGTTGTTTCAATTAAATGTGCCATTTTGCTTCCTTCTAAATAGACCCCAAAATCAGGGCATGCGTGAATTATAAACCAGCTTAACTTTGCAAGTCAAGTTCTTTTCCATAAACTTTTTCAAACCATAAATCTTCGCTTTGTCGGTTTGCGTTTTCCAGTGACCGCAAATTAATTCCGCAGTCAAGGTATCCTTGAGCAATGCTCCCGTAGTAGCCATCACTTGGCGGCTCATATTCGCCGTAGTTCATGAAATAAATAAAAGCCTTTGCGGATTTGCCTTTTCCAAGGTACACAGAGCAATTGCCTTTTCCGTAGAGGTCAGGGTAGCCCTCATAAGAATCCAGCGCTTTGATGCAATCATCAGTCACGCGCCAAAGCCCGATTTGTACGCATTCATCATGTGCATATTCAATGTCGGCAACTCTGCGGAAAATCATGCGGTAGTTTTTCAACACGCCAATTCCAATGAATTTGGCTTTGGGGCATCGCCGGGCCATCTGCTTATGGTTTAAATTGCTCCCGTAAGCGGCATAAATTTTGGTCATCAAAAATCTCCAAGGGTAATAAGTTGGTGGGTCGCCATGTCCTGCAAAAACATGTCAGCAGTGTCAGTGCGTATCACAACGCCGTTAAATCGCACAGCGCGGTCAGCTACAAACTGCATGTACTCAGCATTGGTCTTGCCAAAGGTAAAAATGCCAGCCTCGCGCATTCTGGTAACAGCCGCGTCACGGGTGCAGCCGGTGTAAATCTTGCCGTCAATGGTCATAATGGTCGTGTATGTCATGGCGTCACCTTACGCCGCCAGCGCTTCGCGGCGCTCGCGGTAAAACTTCTTAACTGCCGCAACTGGCGTCACATCCAGCAAATTCTCAAACTTGCCTTCGCCAGTTTTGCGGATGGTCTTGGCTTCAATGGCGCACTCAACAAACGCGCCAACCAACTCAACCCAATTAGTCATTTTGTCAGCGTCAACAGTTCCGCTGTGCTGGCGAAACTCAACAGTTCCGTGGCGCAACAGGGATTCAAGGTTCAATTTGTGGTAACGGCTTGGGCTACCGCTAATCCCGTTCACAGCAACGCGCAAGTCGCCAAGGTTACGGGCGGCATCAATGGCGGCAAAAGCGGCGTCAAGGGTCGCGTATTTAGTGCGAATAGCTTGGCAAAATCTATTGTTGCGGCGGCTTGCAGGGACAATGCTGTCAAAGCATGCTTCGTACTTCATCCACATTTTGCAAATGCGCTTCAGTTCTGGCTGGGTCAAACCCCGTGCGTCAACATGCACATGCAAACCGCAGCTTGTGTTGACTTTTGCGCCAATTGCTGTCAACACTCGGCCAACTGTCTTAACTTGCTCAATGCCGTTTGCGCCTTGCAAAATTGGGGAAACTAATTCAAAGGCTTGGCTACCTGTCAAGCTGCAATCGCTAACTACTTTCCAGTGTCCGCGTGTGTTGTGGTTGTAGCCCTCAACACTGCAAGGTATGCCAGCGGCATTCAGTGCTTGGGCAACAGCGCTCATGCTTGCGTTAGTAGCTTCAATTTCAATGCCAAAGTTGCGGTTCATTTTGCTTCCTTTTTAAAGACCCTTTGTGTAGGGCATGGCTGAATTATAAGCTAACTAATGAGGCCGTCAACGCTTTTTGCAATTATTTTCTAGGTGCTTTCCCTTAGATTGCATATAAGTATACTTATGTTTGCGGAATGGCGTAACTTTGAGTGAATTCGCAAACCCGCGTTTTAGAAAAAAAATCTACACTTTTTCTATAGTTGGCTTATAATGCGTCAATGAACACTGAGTTGGCAATTAATTTGGCAGGGACGCAAAGCGCATTGGCGAGGTTGCTTGGCATTACGCAAGCGGCTGTAGCGCAGTGGGGCGACACAGTTCCAGAGGCAAGGGTTTGGCAATTGAAGGTGTTGCGGCCCGAATGGTTTAAGTGAGTTTTAGAACCCGGCTAGGCACGAAGTCATGAGCGTGCTGAAAAGTGAAACCCCTCCACAGCCGGTGTTTCTTTACTGAGGGGATGAGGGCAACAAATGCACTATTACCAATTTCATATTGGGGATTACAGGGCGGCGACAGCGCACCTGACAAACGAAGAAGACTTGGCATATCGGCGATTGCTTGACATGCTTTACGACACTGAGCAGCCAATTCCAAAAGACCTGCAATGGGTCGCACGAAGAATTCGCATTGAGGCATCCGTTATCCGCGATGTTCTTAACGACATGTTTACCCAAAATCAAGATGGCACATGGTTTAGCCCAAGGGCTGACGCTGAAATTGCCGTTTTTAAAGGCAAACAGGAACAGGCGTCCAAAGCTGGCAAGGCATCAGCACAACGGCGGTTGAACGGCGGTGCAACAGATGTTGAACCTAAAGTAACGGGTAGTCAACTAACCATAAACCAAGAACCATTAACCAATAACCAATTAATACAAGGTGCTGCCGCACCTATGTCCGAAACTGCGTTTCCGACTTGTCCACACAGCAAAATTTTGGAGCTATGGCAGAAACACTTGCCGCACCTTACGCAACACAGGTCATGGGAAGGCTCACGGCAAGCCACACTGCGTCAAAGATGGGTGCAAGCAGCCAAGCCATCAGCGTATTCGCCAAACGGCTACAAAACACTGAATGAGGGTTTGGCATGGTGGGACAGTTTTTTTGGCTACATTGCCAACGACACAAAGCTGGCGGCTGGCTTTGAGTCTCAAGGTCGCACATGGAAACCTGACCTTGAGTGGATTATTAACGCTACAAATTTTGCAAAAATTATTGATGGGAAGTACAACAAATGAGCTTTGCCAAACCTTTTATCAAGCGTGACGATGACGAAGGCGGTTATGCCGCAATGTTTTGCCGTGCAAATGAATGCCCAAACAAATGGGCGGTTTCAACCAAGATGCTTTGTGGCGCACACGCTTGGGCTGACCCTAAAAATTGGGCAATGATTACAACCCGCGAATTGCAAGCGTTTGCTAGGAGGTCAGCGCCGCAGCCACCAGCGCCGCCAGTTCAAGAAATGACAATGGAACAAAAAATGGATGCTATAGCCAAGTTGCGCGGTTTGGCAAGTGTGCCTATTGACTCAAAATTGTGGGCGCGAAAGCTGAAAGCGCGCGAATTGGCGGGTGAAGTATTGAGCAACTTGCAGCAAAAAGCATGGCGTGAGGTTTTGCGTGAATCACTTTGAAGCTACAAAATTGCTGGACAAATGCAAAGAAGGCACGGATTTCCCGCTGTTAATTATTAACAAAGCGCTTTATTTAACGGGTGACATTGATGGACACATATTCGACAGAATGGATGGCAATTACAGAAGCGAGGGAATGGATTGCGCGGCATCATCGCCGGGCCATAATGCGCGGACACAAAGAAGCACAAAACTGGTGGATAGAAATCATCAATGACATTGAAAAACGGCGCGGCAAAGCTAGCGCTGACAAATTACGACAACTTATGAATGAAGAAAGAGGGCAAGCATGAAAACAGTCTCTGAAATGGCGCGTGAGGCTAATGTGTATTGCACTACCCGCCAATCAACTCTTGACGCCATGCTTGAACGCTTTGCCGCCCTTGTCGCCAAAGAAACCTTGGCACAGTCAAAAGAGCGCAACTTTTGCCAACGATGCGGCAAGCGCACTGCTGACCCAACCACAATTCATACATGCACACCACCAATTGCAATCGGCTCACGGGATTTTTACGGATTGCCCAATAAGCCGGTAAGTGCGTCAAACGCGGACGGCAAATGCGTGACTGCTGGAGAGACAGCGCCATGAGCCGCCGCGCCGCCAAGGTTGATGACAACCATGCCGCAGTCGTTACCGCACTGCGTAAATGCGGAGCGTTTGTGCAATCACTGGCGGCTACTGGCAGCGGATGCCCTGATTTGCTGGTTGGCTATCAAGGCAAAACTTTGTTAATTGAAATTAAAGACGGAAAAAAAGTGTTATCCGCGCAAAAATTGACTACAGATCAACAAGATTGGCATGCCAATTGGCGAGGCGGTAGGCTTGCAGTAGTTAATTCAATTGATGCAGCCATAAAGGAATTAAATGATTTATAAATTGGAAACATCAAAACAAGCGCACATTGTCATCACAGATTTGTGGGCCAAAATTAAAGTGGCTTTAGATTCTGGCAAGCGGTTAACGCTAGAAATCAAAGGCGAAAGCAAAAGCCGTGACCAAGAAGAAATGTATCACGCGCTTATTGGCAAAATTGCAAAGCAAGCACAGCATCAAGGCGCACAGTGGGATGCGGAAAGCTGGAAGCGCTTTTTGGTTGACCAGTGGGCAAGCGACACAGGACGCAAACCGGGGCGAGTTGCTCCAAGTCTTGACGGGCAACGGGTTGTGCAGCTTGGCATTCAAACGCGCAAATTTTCTAAGGAAGACAGCGCAGAATTTATTGAATTTTTGTTTGCTTGGGCCAACAACAGCGGAATAGACTTGCAGTGAACAACAAACCAACAGCAGAAGAACGCCGCCACCTTGCCATAATCAAAGACATGCCGTGCGGTGTGTGTGGCGCTGATGGCCCATCAGACGCGCACCACATTGAGCAGCACAAACAATATCTGTGCATTCCGCTATGCAAAGACTGCCATCAAGGGTCGCACAATGGTCTACACGGCAGACGCGCCATTTGGATGGTGACAAAAAAAACTCCGCTATCGGTCTTGAATGAAACAATAAGACGGCTTACAATAGGTCAACACTAAGGGGAAATCATGGTCAATTTTGTTGCAAGCGTAGAACAGACGGGCAACGACCCGGTAATGGATTTGGTGTGCTGCCTTTTGCAAGGCGTTACTGACACGCACATCATGCACTGGACAACCAACAGCTATTCTGAGCATCAAGCGCTTGGGGAGTTTTACGATTCATTAAGCGATTTAACTGACCAATGGGTTGAGGCTTTCATGGGAAAGTACGGCGTGCTAACGCAATTTCCTGTTGTCATGGCGTCTGAATCAGCAAAGCCAATTTTGTACTTAAAAGCTAAACGCGAAAAAGTAACAGAATATCGTTATGCGCCAAAATTCCCCAAAGACAGCGAATTGCAAAACATCATTGATGAAATTGTTGCCCAAATTGACACAACTCTTTACAAGTTAACACGCTTGAAATAAGGCAAAAACAAGACATGACAATACTTAACATCAACTACAAAAAAATCAAAGACCTCAAGCCTTACAAAAACAATGCGCGTAAGCACAGTGAGGCGCAAGTTGCACAAATAGCAGCCAGCATTACGGAATTTGGTTTTAACAACCCAATTTTGCTAGATGGTGATTGTGGAATTGTTGCGGGGCATGGCCGATACGAGGCCGCGCTCAGTCTTGGCTTGCATACAGTGCCAACAATTGATTTGTCGCATCTAAATGAAGCTCAAAAACGGGCGTACATCATTGCTGACAACAAACTGGCAATCAATGCTGAATGGGATGATGAATTGCTTGAGCTTGAAGTTCAGGAGCTAAAAGCTCTAGATTTTGATTTGTCATTGCTTGGCTTTGCTCCATACGAATTGGCAAACATGGGTGGCTCACCTGATGAGCCTGTTAAAGAAGACGAAAAAGAAAATCCAGACATAAATTTTACAATTCAATACAACATCATTTTTGACCATGAGGAACAGCAAGCCGATTGGTACAGTTTTGTGAAATACCTTAAAGACGAATACCCTGATGCCGATACAGTGGCGCAGCGCATTCAATTGTTTCTAAGGGGTAATGGATATGTCGCGCTATAAAAAGTACATTGAAATTGATGTATTGACAGCAGCCAAACAGCGTATCAATCATTTGATTGATGCTTTTGACACTTTGGCTGTCATGTTTTCAGGCGGCAAAGATTCATTGGTAGTGCTGCACCTTGTCAAAGAGGTGTTTGAAGAACGAGGCATTACCAAACCGGTGCATGTCGTGTTCCGCGATGAAGAATTGATTCCAATGGATGTTATCAATTTTGTGGACAAGTACCGCCAAGAGCCTTGGATACAAATGATTTGGTACGCAGTGCCATTAGCGTCCACAAAATACATTTTGGGCGTTTGCCACAACTACACGCAATGGGACAAAAATCGCAAGTGGGTCAGGCCAATGCCAGAGTGGGCCGTCACGACACCACCTGATGACAAAAGAGTATTTGACCAATACACGATGGATGAATTTGCGGCTACAAATTACAAAGGTAAAGTCGCGTTTTTGACGGGCATCAGGTCAAGCGAGTCAATCATGCGTTTCCGCGCCAGCGTAAACAAGCTCAATGAAAACTACATCAATGCAGTGGAATCAAGCGACAGGGTAAAGCTGTGCAAGCCCATTTACGATTGGGAAGAAAACGATGTGTTCCGTTATTTTTATGACAGAAACATTGAATATTGCAAACTTTACGACCATCAAATGTGGGCTGGTCAATCATTGCGGGTTTCAACGCCGCTGCATGCTGAAAGTTCCAAAAGGTTTGCCAAGATTAAAGCCAGCGCACCTGAGATGTACGCCAAGGTAGTGGAAATATTTCCTGAAATGCTGGCGCATGAGCGTTATTACAACGACCTTGACCGCGATGTTGTCAAGGAAAAGTACGGGCAATCGTATGAAGGCGTCAGGGCTTGGATAGAAGAAAACATCCAAGAGGAAGAACAGCACAAAAAAGCAGTCAAGCGTTACAACAGCGTCATGACAAGGGCAGCACGCTTTCCAAGCGTTTACCCTCCAAAACACCTTTTAAATGCGTTTATGAGTGGCGCATACAAGCGTGAAATTTTGCCTCAAAAAGTCTAATCCTCAACTACACAAGAACACAAGATGCTACAAGACCCAATATCAAGAATTGAATGGCGTGATGCCGCAACATTGAGCGCCAACGAATACAACCCAAATGTAGTTTTTACTCCAGAATTAAAGTTGTTGGAGAAAAGCATACTTAAAACAGGATGGGTGCAGCCAATCTTAATTACGCAAGACGGCACAATTATTGACGGCTTTCATAGGCACAGGCTGGCGCAAGATAGCGTCAAGCTGCGCGACAAATACAAAGGGCAAGTGCCGTGCGCGGTCATGGACATTACGCCAGTTGAGGCCATGATTGTCACTATTCGCATGAACCGGGCCAAAGGCTCGCATGTCGCAGTACGCATGTCTGAAATTGTTCGCAAGCTGGTTGACCAAATGGGTGTTTTGCCAGAAGAATTGGCCCAAGACATTGGCGCTACCAAAGCGGAAATTGATTTGCTTTACCAAGAAGGTGTTTTTAAGATGAAAAACATCAAGGATTACAAGTACAGCAAAGCGTGGATACCGCAAGACACCCGCATTGAGGCCAAGCCATGAGGTTTAATTCACCAACGCACCTTAATTTGTGGGAAGAAACAGGTAAATTTCCCGCAATACACGCCAATGTTGTCGCAATGGCAAAAATCAAATTAGCTAACTATCGCGGCATTGATTTATGTTGCAGTCATGGGCTTTTAGGCACACAACTTGTAGAGCAAGGCTTTGATATGCTTGGAATTGATGGGGACAACACCGCAATTACAGCGTCAAGGGTTGCTGGTGTGTCAATGCCTATTCACAAGCTCAAAGTTACCAAAAAAACCTTTAAAGAAGTGAAATCTGTTATTGCAATGCACAAAACGGAATTTATTGTTGCAAGAAGGTGTTTGCCAGAATTGTTTGGCGAAGATTTGGAATTTGGGCAATATTTTTTTAAAACAATGCGCGAGCTTTCAGTGCATGAGATTATTCTTGAGGGGCGGGTTAAAACGCCAAACGCAACCAATTATTTAAGCTCTATTGAGCGTGAGATTGAATTGTTGTCGCCTTATTACAGCCTACACGCCAAACAAGGCAATGTTGCTTATCTAAGGTCAAATGAAAGCTTATAACGGGTTTCCCGCGTCCCAAAGAAACAAAGCGCAAGCATGGTTAAACCAGCAATGGGCAAGTGGAAAGCTGGATAGACCAACGCAATGCTGCGCTTGCCGCCAGACCAAAGGGATTATTGATGCCCATGCGGAAGATTATTCTGAGCCTTTTGCACAAGGCAAAACAGACCAATATCACCTGTGCTTTCGCTGCCACATGATGGTTCATTGCCGTTATGCCAATCCGCAAGCGTTTACTCGGTATAGGCAAGAAGTCTATGCTGGCACGCAATACGCGCCTTTTTATAAGCGTGATTTTTTTACCTTTAAAGAGCAGCAATTAATAAACTGGACAGCGCCAGTAGCAACCCATGTGCTTGACAGCACAGACGCCTTGGGCGTAATCGCAAGTAAATGATGCCGTCAGTACCTACTAACATAAAGTGTAGTCACCTTGGCTGTAAAGGGCAGCGGTCTAAGCTAAACACCTTCTGCATGGAACATGGCGGGTTGCAGTACATGGATACTAAGGAGACAGCCAGCGTCTACCAAACGGCAGCATGGCGCACACTCAGAACAGTGCAGCTAAGTCGGCAACCCCTATGCCAAGCATGTTTGGTTGATGGGCTGGTAGAGATGGCACAGCATGTAGACCATGTGTTTCCTTGGCGTGCTATAGGCAAACAAGCATTCGCGCACAACCTGTTTCAATCATTGTGTGCAGCCCATCACAGCTATAAGACAGGGCAAGAGAAACAGGGCAACATTGTGCATTACAGCAATACCGGGCGCGTGGAGTACACCATCAATGACTACAAACGCATAGTAGGGGCAAACAATCATGCATTCGCATAGGCATGCTTAAATAGCATTTTTGGTCATTTTGCTTAAAATTTGAGCAAAACTTAAAATTTCAGGGTTCACATTAAAGCAAGCCTGCCCCCAAATGCGTGACATTCGGGTTGGACAGGGGGGTAGCCAAAGTTTCATGAGGAAATCAAGATGACAAATCGTTTGCCGCCAGAATTGCACCTAGTGCATGGCACAAAGTCGGAGCATTCCGCAGAGTTGCTGCCGGAAAAAGTTAGAAAGCGCGTGCCGCAAGCAGATTGGCTGGACAACCCGCAAGCGTGGAATCGGCAAAAGTTCATCACGGAAACCAGCGATTTTCTTTGGGACACTTACGGCATCGGCAGCGATCAAGACAAGCATGTGCTGGCTGCGCTAGCAACCCAAATTGAAATCTATGTCAAATGTTGGGAAGGCGTCCAGAAAAAAGGAATCATCACTGTTTTTAACAACGGGCAAACAGTCGGGCCAAACCCATTCCTTACGGCTGGCGACAAAGCGCTGTCCCGCGCCATTGTGCTGATGAATGAATTGGGTTTGACACCAAGGGGTCGTTTGTCGGGCAAAACCAGTGAAGGCGGCAAATACAGCAGTTTGCTTAAAGGCCCATGAATTACACGACTGGAATTTTGTATGCCGTCCAAGTAGCAAAAGGCGAGATTGTCGTAGGTCGCAAAGTTCGGCTTGCGTGCCAGCGGTTTTTAAACCAATTGGAAGACCGGGCATGGCGATATGAATTTCATGTCAAGTATGTGCAGCATGTGCTGGATTTTGTTGAAACCTTGCAGCACACAAAAGGGCCAGATGCGGGAAAACCCTTAATCCTTGAGCCGTTTCAAATTTTTGTTATTTGTGCCATTTATGGTTTTCGGGACAAGCGCAACCCGACCATTAGGATGGTCACGGATGTCATTATTTTTATTCCGCGCAAGGCGGGTAAGTCAACTTTGACTGCTGCCATTGCTCTGTATGAATTGCAGTGGGGCGAAGCTGGCGCTGAGGTTTATACGCTGGCAACCAACCGCGAACAAGCGTCCATTGTTTTTGAGGCGGCGCAAGGTTTTATTGCAAATATGCCCAACGATGTGGCGGGGCTGTACAACCCAACGCGATACCAGATCACAAAGACCGGCGACAGTCAATCAATGTTTAAAGCGCTGTCCCGCGACACTAAAAAATCAGGTGACGGCAAAAACCCATCATGCGTGGTCATTGATGAAGCGGCGCAGATTGTGGACAGGAACGCTATTGAGGTGCTGCACTCAGGCATGGTTGCGCGTCAAAATCCATTGCGGATGTATATCACCACAGCCAGCTTCACTAAAGAAACCAAGTTTTATGAGGACATGGTAATGGTGGAAAACATGCTTACTGGCGAAGCTGACGACAATCCGCGATGGTTTGGTTTGCTCTACAGCCTTGACCCCGGCGATGATTGGCGTGACCCGACAACATGGGCCAAAGCCAACCCAATGCACGGCATCAGCGTTTTTGAAGACGCCATTGCCCAACGCGCTGAAGAAGCCAAGCATAAGCCAGCGGCGCTAAACGAATTCCTTTGCAAAACCCTAAACATATATGTCAGCGCTAACAGCGCATGGGTGGATAGAGCGTTTTGGGATGACCCAAAATGTACAAATGTGGCAAACCTTGGGCGTGAACCTGAAGCGGTTTTTATTGGGTTTGACTTGGCGGCAACCCGTGACTTAAACGCGGTTTGTACCCTCAAGCGTTATGCTGACAATGACTATGAAGCTGAGTGGAAGTTCTTTTTGCCCGAAGAAGGGTACGCGCTGATTCCCAAACATTACGGGGATATTTTCAGGGTTGCCCGGCAATCTGGCATTTTGCACATTACTGAGGGCAATGTGATGGATGACAGGGAAATCAGCAACTACATTTTGCAACAGTACAAAAAATACCCTGAAATCAAAGAAATTGGCTTTGATGCTTACAACGCTGCAAGTCTTGTCGCGAGGCTGCACGAAGCTGGATTGCCTGTCAAAAAGGTGGGGCAAGGGATGTCAGTATTGTCTGCGCCGTCTAAACATGTGGAAAAAAGCATCATGCAGCATGAGATAAAACATGACGGAAACCCGTTTATTGGGTGGCAATTGGGCAATTGTGAGGTTTATGAAGATGTGAATGGCAATGTAAAGGTCAGAAAAAATGAAGCTGACAAAAGCGCAAAGGTTGATGGCATAATTGCACTCATTATTGCAATGCACTGTTCGCTGGACAATCCTACTGTAAGCGGCTTTGGTTTTCGTACTTTATAAGGTGGAAACATGGGACTTTTTGATGTTTTTAAACGAAAAGGCGCGGAAGCCAACGAAGCCAACACGCTTTACGGGCAAACGGCGCTTGGCAACAATGTAGTCTATCAAGGCGACAACAAGCGCCCTACAGTCAACACGCAAATTCTGTATGTAACAACTTCAAGCACTACGGATGCGGGAAGACCTGTTGACACTTCGCTGTTAACCCGCAACAGCACTGTAATGTCTTGCATTTCTGTCAAAGCCCGTGCTATCTCGCAATTGCCTATCAAAATTATGTCAAAAGCTGAAGACGGCAGCTATGTTGACGCAATCACCAGCGAATCAGTCGGCGCAAGAGACAAAGCCAAGGCCAAGCAAGTTTTAAAACTGTTGGAAAACCCCAACAACTTTCAAAGCCAATACGAATTCTGGTATCAATGGATGATGTGGCACGAATTGCTTGGCGAAGCGTTCACTTTGTGGTGGAGGGCTGACCAAAAGAGCAATACGCAAACGCCGCTGGAAATGTACATCATGGACAGCACTTTGATTGCCGTGACCATCACGCCAACAAGGTATCCGTCCTACAGGCTGTCAACGCCGTCCTATGGGTTCAGCAAAGATGAGCCACTGGCGGCGCACCAAATAATGCACTGCAAAGACCAAGCATGGCAAGGTTCAGCGGGTTTTAACAAAGGCATTCTGGCGGCTGAATTAGTCGGGCTTGACCAAGACATTGATGTTTACGCCAACTATGTAATGTTGAACGGCGCAAAGCCTTCTGGCATGTTTGTCACTGAACAAGTCATTCCTGACAGCAAATACAAAGAAATTGCCGCACGATTAAAAGAAGCATGGAGCAGCATGGTAGGAAGCCAGCGCACAGATCAAAGCAAACCGGGCCAAGGCATGCTTCTTGACCAAGGCATGAAATACACGCCATTGGGCATGCTTACGCTGCAAGACACTGACCTTGCCAACCTTAAAACGCAAACAATGAAGCGAATTTGCGCTTTGTATGGTGTACCGGCGGCAATGGTAGGCGTGGGAGAAAGCAAATTTAACAACACGCAAACAATGCTGGATGAATTTTACAAATCAACCATGTATCCCGTTTTGGTCAATGTTCAGCAAAAAATTAAACAGCAATTGTTTAATGGATACCCCAATTTATGCGTGGAATTTGACACGAAAAACTTTTTGAAGGGTGCGCCGCTTGACCAAATGAATTTTGCTACCGCTGGCGTGGGCGGCGGGTTTGTAACGCCAAATGAAGCCCGTGAATACCTTGGAATGGCTAGAATTGAAGGGGGCGATGAGTTAATTGCCAAAGGCGGTACGCCAGAAGCAATTCCCGGTTCAAGCGCACAGGATACTGGTGGCGGTGGAGGCAATCAAACACGGAAAATGAACATTGGGCAATAAATGTCCATTATTTTTCGTCTTGTGATAGCATCCTTGGCAACATACAAGCCAAACGCTGACCCGCCAAAAAAGCGCGGTCGGCCTCCAAAAATAATATACGACATTGACCGAAAACCAGTCGATGAGGTAATCAATGACACAAAATCTAATGATGGTCTGCGAGGCAAAGTTGGTGCTGGAGGCGAAAGTCGACAACCAAGAGCCAACAGGAAAAATAGAAGCCCAAGTCACGACATGGGGGCCGAGGGAAGGCGCTGATGGACGCAAGTTCTTTTATCAGCCTGAAGGCTTCATGAATTGGGCTGAAGAATTTTCGGAAGCAGGGCGACCATTGCCTATGTTCATTAATCACGCAGCAGATGCTATTCCTGTTGGCGAATGGACTGAATTTGCATTTAATGATGAGGGCATGACCGCAACGGGTCGGCTTTACATGAATACAAGCCAAGGCAAAGATTTGTATCAAGTCATGCGCGAATCACCCGCAATGTTTGGTGGCGTTTCTGTTGGAGCGTATGCTGAAGAATATAAATGGGTCAAAGAAGACGGCGAAGCTTTTCCCGCTGGCTCTGGTGATTATTACGAAGACGGATTTTTCCAAATTACCAAAGGCGGTTTGCGTGAAGTCAGCGTAGTGATGTACCCTAACAATATGGAAGCAACAGTGTCAAAGCTAGAATTTTTCAGGCAAGACGGCACTGCTGATTTGAAGATTTTGGAAAAAGCTCTGCGTGAAGCAGGGCTGTCTAAAAAGGATGCGGTCACATCCGCGTCCGTGTTCAAGAAGGTTTTGGAGCAGCGTGAGGCTGCGCCAGAAACAATTGAAACCGCAGCCGCACTGAGCGATTCTGAAGCGGAAGTGACCGCAAGCGCAATTCTTGCTGCTCTTGAGCAGCGCGAATTGATGAAGCACCTTAACCAACGATTGAAAGATTAATCATGTCCAAAGAAATCATTGAAAAACTTGACGCCATTGAAGCTAAACAAGCCGAAGCCGTCAGCGCTGTTGAAGCAAAAATCCCTGCCGCCGTTGAAGCTGTAAAAGCTGAATTCAGCGAAATGGTTGCCGCACTAGAGGCCAAAGTGTCTGCCGTGCAAGCACCCGCAGTTATCAAACCAGAAAAAACTGTTCGCGGCGATGTGAACAAGCATGTGCGCGAACAACTGCGTACTATGGTGAACGGCAAGTCATCGTTTGAAAGCAAACTGCAAATTTTTGCTGACGAATCGCAGATGGAAGCCTATTTGAAAGAGGCGTCTGCGCTGACTGCTGGTGGTAACAACCAAGGTGGTCGTACCGCTTACGACCCTGTGTTCGTTGCTCTGCGTTTGGCAAACCCGCTGCGCGGCGTTTCTCGCACTGTTGCTACTGACGGCTCAAGCTATCAGTTCCGCGTCAAAACAGGCAATGCTGGCGCTCAATGGGGCTACGGCATTCAAAACAACGGCAGCGCGACTACTGAAGACACAAGCATTTGGCAAATTGTGTTGAAAGACATCAATGTCCAGTTTCCAATTCGTACTGCTGCGCTGGATGATATTGACGGTCTGGAAGCAAATGTTGTTGATGACATGCTGGCTGAGTTTGCACAGTCTGAAGCTCAATCTATGATTGCCAACAATGACCAAAGCGGAAGCGGTACATCCGTTGCCACTGGCGGCGCTGATGGCCTTCGCGGTCTTGACCAGTATCCCGGTCAAAACGCTACTTATGCTGGCGGCACGACTTCTGTTTCTTCGTTTGGCACAAGCGGCACTGGTTCTACCAGCGGCTTGCACAATGTCGCAACTTATGACCAGATTACAACCAACGCCGCTACAGTAGGCGCAAACAATATCACTTACAACGATGTTATCAACCTTGTTTACGCTTTGCCGCAACAATATTGGACTCCAAACACCAAGTTTGTAATTTCTCCAATTTTGTTGAACGCAATTCGTAATTTGAAAGACAACAACGGCGCACCTATTTACAATCGTAATGAAGGTTTGTCGGTTGAGGGCATTGTTGGTCAACTGCTTGGCTTTGATGTGGTGGTTAACAAGTACCTTGATACCCCATCGCAAACCACTGCTGGTTCTGCTGGCACAAACAGCTTGTACCCAATGTACTTTGCTGAT